CTCTTTTGCGGCAAAAACGCCCCACGGCGCTTGAAATAGCCATTTTTTCGGAGGTGACAGTATGGCAGGGCAAAGACAGCCCATTGAACTTGTGGTCAAAAAGGGCGTAAAGCACCTCGGCAAAGCGGAGATCGAGGAGCGTATGAGGACAGAGGTCAAGCCCTGCACCGACAACATCGAACCGCCGTCCTATCTGACCGCCGCGCAGAAGCGCCACTTTCTGACGGTCGCAGAGCAGCTCGAAAAGATTGGCATTATGGGTGAGACAGACGCCGAGGCACTCGCCCGGTATGTGATCGCAGAGTCACTGTATAGACAGGCGTTCAAGGATGCGCAGGCATTCCGCAAGCAGTACAAGATGCCTTCCGGAGCGGATAGCGCTGCGGAGTACGTCATGCTGCTGGACAAGCTGGATAAGCGTATTGACCGCTACTTCAAGCAGGCACACACAGCCGCATCCGCGCTCGGTCTGACGATATCCAGCCGGTGCAAGCTGGTCGTGCCGCAGACGGACGAAGCGCCCAAGGCAAACCGCTTTGCGGCGTTTGACAGAAAGGCAAGCGGATGACCGACCGCGCAACCGCGTACGCAGAACGCGTCTGTACCGGTGATGTGGTCTGCGGCAGACTGCACCGCCTTGCATGTGAACGGCATCTGCGCGATTTGGAGCGTCAGCGGACGGATGCCTTTCCGTACTATTGGGACGCGGAGGAATCACAGCGCATCATTGACTTCGGCGAGACGCTGACCCTCTCGGAGGGAGTGGAGCCGCGCCCGCTGCGGCTGATGGACTGTCAGGCATTTGACCTCGGCTGCACGTTCGGCTGGAAGAAATCTGCGAACAGTCGCAGACGGTTCAGGCGGCGCTACAAGTCCATCTCGCGTCAGCAGGGCAAGACGATGGAGAACGGCATCATGCTGACCTACATCGCGGCGTTCTCCGGCTACAAAAACGGCAAGCTCTTCACGGCGGCGACTAAGAAACGTCAGTCGCGGCTTGCATGGGAAGAAGCCAAGCGCTTTATCGAGGCTGACCCCGATCTGCTGGAATACTTCAAGGTGCAGGACTACAAATCACTCATCACAGCGCTCAATACCGGCTGTACGCTCGAAGCCCTGAGCCGCGAGGGCGGACTGGATGACGGCTTCCGTGCGATCTGCGCGTCCATTGATGAGATCCACCAGCACAAGGACAACGGCATCTACAAGGCACTGTACAACGGTACGCGCTCGCTGCCGGAGACGCTGATCTCCATGATTACGACCCGCGGCAAGATACCGGCAGGATTCTGCATGGAGATGGACACCTACGCGGCAAATATCCT